TGCCGCCAATTAAATAACCTTTTGCGGTGAATTCACGCCATTTAGCATTAATTGCCGCCACGATTTCTTTCACCAACAATACTGAAATGTCTTTATCGACCGCCAAGTCAAAGGATTGCGCGATTGTGTCTTTGAGAACTTGCGCCGTGCGGGTGTAGTTTTCGTAGATGAACAGCTTATCGGCGGAACGAGTGCGAAGCCCCCATAACTTGAAGCCGTTGTGGTTGATACAACAGGTGATGCCGTTTTCGTTGAGATAATTCACATCCGTTGCGGAATCATTAATGTCAAAGGAAAGTGGCTTGGTTACACCGGTGACACCGTTTAGCCCTTTGTTTGAAATGGAGGTGTGCCAACCGTATTCTTTGTCTTGATAGGCGCGCATTGCAGCGGCACGTACCACGGCATAATCCACTTCGGTTTGTTTAGTGATTGGGTTGAAAGATTGGAAATCACCGAAGATCAGCATGAGTTCCCGTTGAGAAAAGTTGCGGCCATAGGTGACGGCTTGTTCTTTGGTATTGCAACCATAGCAAGAGGCATACACAAAGCCGTTGAGTTTTTGTGCCACGCTCACCAATTCTGTGGTGACATCTTGTGAATCATACTTCGGCACACAGAAAATACGAGGTTTAACACCGCACACAGACGCAGACACCAAAAATGCTTTCAAGCCGGTGTAGTTGCCTTCACTATCCACGGAACCGATAACATTGGCTTTCATTTGGCTTTCGTCTTCGCTTTCTTCCACACGAATAACAACGACTTTACAATTCACAATATCCAAAATGCCATCGAGGGCGCGAGACAACGTGCCTTGTTTTCCTGCTTTAGCAATGACAGCAGAGGTGATGCCGGTGAGTAAGGTTGGTTTATTTAACGGGAACACGGTATTGTCGGCATCAGGTGCAGTAGCAACCAAGCCGATGACAGCCGTGGATGATGTAGTTAGCGTGCGTAAGGCTTGGGAAATCTCCGTTACCTTGACACCATGCAAGAATTCTTCAGACATATTTTCGCCCTATGGTTTCTGTGGTTTGAAAAGATAGGGGTATTTTGTGAGGTGCGATAAAGGATTGCGAGTGGTTGAGATTGTGAGAATGAGTGCAACAAAGTGCGGTCAAAATCGACCGCACTTTTGATGATTATTGAAAGTCGGCAGGATATTGTTTGCGGTTGATTTCGCTTTCCCATGCCGTGCGGCAGTGGTTTTTGTCAAAAAATAATCCATTGATAATTTTATGCAACACACGCCAACGCTTTTTCGGCTTACTTTGGATTAATACTGCGCGACGATAGGTACGACTAGACAATGTTTCATCTGCTCCACCGCCTGTGATTGCATTAAATAGTTGGTCAATCGCTATTAATACATGATAGCCCCATGTTTTAATTTTCTTGGTCTGCATAGGTTTTACTCCATCCGGTTGAATAATCATAGTTTAATGGATCTGTGGACTGTTCCAGTGCCAGTTTATGTTGTGTCGCAGTTTGGTGATTGTGCAACTTGGAATCTTTCAATTCTTTGAAAAGCGCCTTCATTTTTTCGTGATCCATCATAACGACATCATTTTCATAGGTCGTCCATGGCACGACTTCATCCCCCAACACATCAAATGCCGCTTTCAGCTCAATCACATTAGCACGAGCTTTATCATCGGAATCAAACCACTTACCAATGCTTGCCACATACACACCACCTGCAGTTTTCTCATCGCGCAGTTGGTTGATTTTGGCTCGAATGGTTTCGCGTTGATCCTGCAAAAGTGCGGTTTGTTTTTCGGGTGAAATTTCCCACTGTAAGGTATCAAGATTTAATACGTGGACCGAACTTGGTTGCGACTCAATTAGCACAGGTTCTCCCTGTTTATTACTGATGATTTGTTTTCCTGCGGATTGCCCTTCTAGCAAAGTGCGGTGCGTTTTTTCGGTGATTTCTTTCGCCCCCTGCGGTACAAAACCGCCGTCAGTATCATCAAAAAATCCGTCTTTATAATAAATTGTCATTATTTCCATCTCCCGATTGCATAAAACTGAATGCGCACATTGCTTTGATTTGCAGTGCCGTGTTCATACTCCCAGTAATAACAAGTTCTGTTATTTGATTTTGTCAAAACGTTGATTCCGCAATCATGTACTCCGTCGTACGATGTCGTAATTTTTGTTAAAACTAACGGCGTGTACATAAATGCTTGAGCCCAGTTAAATGACTTTTCTTTCCAATTTGTTAAATCATATTGTTCGATTATGTAAGTTTGAATCATTGTCCCATCGGGATATTTTCTTACTTCAAAATCTCCTATTTTTTGATATGTAAAAGCGGCATTAATAATTTGAGAGGTAGTCTGATTAAAATCTGTAATCTGACTAGCTGTGTGCTTATGATTGAGGTCGGCTTTCTCTTGTAATCCTTGCGCCAACCGACCGGCATCTAATGCGCCGATATTTACAACATCACCGTGCGATTTAACCCAAAAACGCACATCATCAAAACTGTTTAGTGCTTTAATGCACATTTTAAGCACAAGCGATTTTGGTCTTGTTTCTTCGTCACCGTTATAAGTTAATTCGTTGTATTCTTGGTCATTAATGTTCCCGCGTTCCGCAAAATGGAAAATCCCCATATTTTTTCCCGGATAAGAACTATCCGGCATTTTAATTTTATGAGTTTTAATTGCATCTTCTTGCGTTTGCCCAACTTGCAACCCATTGGCGGCATTACGCAAAAATCTATCCGAAGCCTTTGGCATAGCCGAAATGGAGCCGTATTTATCGACTAAATGGCGGTATAACTCAGGGTAAGTCTGTACGCTTACTTTTGTCGCAATGTCATCAAACGCAATCCACCCCGTGGGGATATTATCCACGGCAAAATATGCTGTCATGCCGACGTCACTACGCGTTAAATCCGGCAACGTGTTAGAGTTTCCGAGCACTTTGTATAAATCAGGAAACGCGGATGCGTTAAACGTTGCGCCGTTTGCGCGTAAAAATCCGTTAGGATTTGTTACTGCAGTCGGAAACGCAACGATTGCACCAACGGGCAATCCTTTTTTCGCGGCTTCGCCCACGGCAAATTCGCTTGCAAATTTGTTTTTGTCTGTGCCGTCGGTTTTGTGTGAAATCGGCAAAATGCCCGCGGTGGTTTCGGTTGCGGGTTGGGCTGTCCATTTTGTTTTTGCAAGATTTTCGGCGGCAACTGCTTTTTCGTAAGCTGTCTTAACCGCTTTGGGCGTAGCAACATCATCCGTGCTATCGCTATCCACGCGAGATGATTTTTTGCTGTTTGGGATGTAGTTATTCAGCGCAAGTTGTAAACTTGCTATCCACTGAGCCAATTTCTTACCGGCTCTAGCGGTTAATCCTAGTTTGTCGCTATCAAGTCCCGTGTCATCGGTAAGTTGCACAATGCCTGCCTGTGTAGTGCTTGCTTTGTCGATAGCGTGGCTATGTCCGTTTTGGTCAAAACTGTTGGCGCTAGTTGCAGTAATCGTGTGTGGGGTAAGTTGTCCTCGTGTGACGAAAATCACACTGTTGTCAACGCTTAATGTAACAGCATTAGATGAGCTAACCATTAGTACCATGCGCAACACTTGAATTTTGCCGCTACCACTTTCCAGTGTCGGTTTATAGCTTTCCGGGGTATTAGCGTATGCAATGAGCTTGTTTTGTTCATCAAACACGCCCATTTCTCGCACGAAGAAACCGCCGACATTTTCAGGAATGGTGAGTTCTACAATGATTTGTTTGTTATTACGAGGGTCAATCGATACTGCACTGACATTTGCGCGGTGTTTTTCGTTGACCAAGGCAGTGCGATTTGCCGTTGGTGTAACCTCTTGTCCATTGCCATCACCCACGGCAAACTGTACCAAGCGCAACGGTTGATTATTCGCTAAGGCTTTAGCAAGGGCTTGTGTGCCGTAATCGGTGAGAATAGAAATATATTTAGCCATAACTGTTCCTACTAATTGGGGTTTACCGTGATGATTTCGCCTGTTTGTTGTCCTGTGAAGATATTTAGTGATCCTGTGGGTGAAATAGCGATAGCAAGTTGTATTAAATGACGTGAAACAGGTTTCACATCGTTAATTAACCGCACAAGTTCGTTGTAAGTTTGTTCATTTAGCCCTGTTTCCGACACTTCAACCGTGATGCTGAATGTGCCTTCTTTGCCCTGCGGTTGCATGGCAAACCATTCTTTTAACTCCACAAGATAGCCGATTGGCTCCACAACGCGTTTTACTGCGGCGATAGTGCCTTTGTGTTTATGTACGAAGAAAGCCTGTTTAATGGCAATGCGTTTGACTTCGTCCGTCCAATTTTCGTCCCATTTATCCACCGAAAACGCCCACGCCAAGTAAGCAAGTAATTGCGGTGGACAACGTTCCGGGTTGATTAGGTCCGCAATAATGACTGGATTTTCCACCGCACTTTTGAGGATTTCCGCTGCACGCTTTTCTAATGGGGTTGAGCCTAGCGGCAATAAGTGACTAGAAATCATCGCTTGTTACCACCTCAACTTGAATGTTTGTGCAATAGGCTGATTTGTTATTCGGCAACACGATGTCTGCTGTTGGTGCAAGTAGTTTCACACGTTGCACCCCAACCAAATGCAAGGCGGCATAAATGCCTGACAGGCTGATGTCACGCCCCAATCGGCGTTTTTCTTCGGTGTATGCCGTGAGTTTTTTCAATGCTTCCGCTTTGATGGGTTCGTATTCCGGCCCCCGATATAAATGCAGTTTGGCGTGGATGGTGTAATTATGGATAGTCGCACTTTGCACTGTAACACGATCACCTATTGGGCGAATGTTGTCATCATTTAATCGTTCACGCACGGCTTGCAAAACCGTTTCGGATGCCGTGCCTTGCCCGATACGGCTT